TTCGGATCCTGCGGAACCCCTATATCTGTCGCCGGACGGTAAGAAGTTGGTCATTCTTGGTGGCGATCCGATCAGCTTCAAGTCGGATATCCAAATCAAGATTCTTCAAACGCTGGTCGAGGGCTTCAAGGCGAACAAACGATATTCGGCGGAAGAGTTGTTGTCTGATGCCGGCTCAGGCGTGACGACGTTGCGGCGCGCCTTCGGAAACACAAAATGGGCGCTGCTCTCTCCTTACCTCAAATCCTCCAACGGGCTCTGGGGATTCGAGTTCTAGGGTAATTTCTCCCTGTTCTTCTCCCTGTCCGGGTATCGCTCTTCTCCCCCAAACTGCGTGATTTTGCCTTCGGAAGCGATCCAATCCGAAGGAGAACCAGATGACGCTCAGACATATGAACCAGATCGAGCTGGCGGCTCGATTGAACATCAGCCCGCGCACCTTGGAGCGCTGGCGTTGGACGGGTGAAGGTCCCCGTTTCATGAAAGTCGGCGGCCGGGTGGTTTACCGCCTGGAGGACGTCGAAGCCTATGAGGCCAGCCAGCTGCGCAATAGCACGGCTGAAATCTCTTCGAAGCCTGCGGCGTGAAGGGGGGCATCATGAACATTCCCAACCGGATCACTGTCGACACTCTTGATCAATGGCCCATCGGCGAGATCATCGCCTTGCCCGCCGAAGAACTGGCCCAACTGCAGATCGAAGTCGAAGAACATTTCCGCAAGGCAAAGCTACTGCGCGATTGGTTCGGCGGCGCGCTCACCCAGAAATACGCAGACCGCGCCCTCGCCGAGCGCGTCAGCGCCAACAAGGATACCGGCACCGTTCGATTTCAGGATGGCAATGTCATTGTGGTCACCGATCTCGCCAAGCGGGTCGATTGGGATCAAGCCAAGCTGGCGGAACTGGTCGCACGGATCGCCGCATCCGAGGACGATCCCGCGCAATACGTCGATACCGTCTACCGGGTGTCTGAGCGCAAATACGGAGCCTGGCCCGCCGCCATCCGCAAGGATTTTGAGCCCGCGCGCACCGTGCGCCCCGGCAGTCTCAAGGTCGATCTTGTCAGCCAGGAGGTCGAGCCATGAGCGCAGCGCTTCCCATTATCACGGCTGATCAGCGCCTTGCCGCGCCGCGCGGCATTAAGGGCTGCATCTTCGGAAAAAGTGGAATTGGCAAAACCTCGCTGCTCTGGACCCTCGACCCCGAGCGCACCCTGTTCATGGACCTCGAAGCGGGCGATCTCGCCATCGAGGGCTGGCAGGGTGATACGATCCGGCCGCGCACCTGGAAAGACTGCCGGGATTTCGCGGTGTTCATTGGCGGGCCCAATCCGGCGTTGCGTGATGATCAGACCTATAGCCAGACGCATTATGACGCTGTCTGCGCCAAATACGGCGATCCGGCTGCGCTCGGGAAATACCAGACCATCTTCATCGACTCGATCACCGTTGCGGGCCGTCTGTGTTTCCAGTGGAGCAAAGGCCAGCCGGATGCGTTTTCGGAAAAGACCGGCAAGCCGGATGTTCGCGGCGCTTACGGGCTGCATGGTCGCGAGATGATCGGTTGGTTGACGCATTTGCAGCACACCCGGGCCAAGAACGTCTGGTTTGTCGGCATCCTCGATACGAAGGTTGACGACTTCAATCGCAAGATTTTCGTGCCACAGATCGATGGCTCCAAAACCGGCCTAGAGCTGCCGGGCATCGTTGATCAGGTCATCACCATGGCGGAAATCGTTGATGCCGGTGGTCAGGCGCAACGGGCATTTGTTTGCCAGACGCTGAACCCTTTTGGCTTTCCGGCAAAAGACCGTTCCGGACGCCTCGAGACGCTGGAGGTGCCTCATCTGGGGCGTCTGATGGAGAAAATCCACGGCCCGCTGATCCCGGCTTCCCGGCGACTAACCTACGAGCCGCTGGCGCTGCCAAAGCCTGATGCCGGGCTCGCGCCCGACGCCACAACCCAATCCCCAAACCAATCAACCCAACTGAAAAGGACCTGATCCATGACCGGACTCTGGAATGACTTCAACTCAGCTCAAAGCAACGGAAATGTAATCCCGAAGGGGACGCTGGCCAAGGTAAGGCTGACGATCCGCCCTGGCGGCTTCGATGACCCGAGCCAGGGCTGGACCGGCGGCTATGCCAAGCGCGGCGCCACCGGCGCTGTTTATCTCGACGCGGAATACACCGTGCTTGAGGGCCCCTTTGCCAAGCGCAAGATCTGGTCGCTGATCGGGCTCTACAGCCCCAAGGGACCGGATTGGGGCAACGCCGGGCGCGGCCTGATCAAGGGCGTCCTGAACTCTGCGCGCGGGCTCAATGACAAGGACAATTCGCCAGAGGCGCAGGCCAAACGCCGGATCAGCGGCTTTGCGGAGTTGGATGGGATCGAATTCATCGCCCGGATGGACATCGGTTCCGACACCAACGGCGAGGAAAAGAACGAGGTCCGGTCCGCAGTGACGCCGAGCCATCGAGACTATGCGCAACTCATGGGGCACGGAGGGGCAGCCCCGACGCAGGGATATGGCCAGCCCCCGGTAGCGAGTGCGCCGCAGCAGGGCTATGGCGCCCCCGTTCAGGGCCATACCGCGCCCGAGCCGCAACAGCCAACCAATCAGACCCCTGCGGCGACCGGTTTCTCCGGGCGTCCCAGTTGGGCCGAGTGAGGAGGAGCGACCATGCGGCTACGTCCCCGTCAGAAAACCTTCGTCGAGCGCAGCCTTGCGGCGCTTGACACCCACCGCAACACGCTGGGTATTGCACCCACCGGTTGCCATGCTCCCGGCGCGGCAATTCTCATGCACGACGGCTCCATTAAACTGGTCGAAGATGTGATCGTCGGCGACGTTCTTATGGGGCCCGGCTGCGCGCCGCGTCGTGTTCACGAACTGCATCACGGACACGATCAGATGATTGAGATCAGGCCGCTTAAGGGCGGTCCGTTCACAGTCAATCTCGGCCATGTCCTGACGCTGGTGCGCACAAACGATGGCATGCCCGCGCGCTGCCGCAACCGTGACGGCGAATTGGTCGATATCAGTGTCGCCGACTGGCTTGCGGCCTCCGACACCTTTCGCCATCTGCACAAGCTCTTGCGTATGCCCGTTAATTTTCCTGACAGGGACGCGCCGGATTTGGATCCCTATTTTCTGGGCCTGATCTTGGGAGACGGCAGCATAATCCGAAATGTGTCCGTGACGACACCAGACGTGGAAATCGTCGATCACCTCTATCAGTTCGCGGCTGGGCTCGGACTTCGGATCAGATGCGAGCAATTGCCTGGCAACGAAGCCAACACATATTTCTTCCTTGATGATCGCGGGCAATCCAACGCGCTGATCAAACAACTTCGGGGCCTCGGCCTGTTCGGGAAATCCTCGGGGCAGAAATTCGTGCCGGACACCTATCGGCTCGGTGCACGCGACGTCCGTTTCGCAATTCTCGCAGGATTGCTGGATACAGACGGGCACCTGATGAACGGGCGCTGTTTCGAGTTCGTCAGCAAGTCCCACCAGATGGCACAAGACGTTGTCTTCATCGCGCGCAGCCTTGGGTTTCTGGCTACATGCGCCGAGAAAGAGGTTGGTGGCCGGATCTATCAGCGTGTGCATATCTCGGGCGACCTTGACACAATCCCGACGCGGATTCTGCGCAAGCAGGCGCCACCGCGCAAACAGAAGAAGAACGTGCTGCGTTGCGGTTTCACCGTGCATCCGGCTGGCGAAGGCGAGTATTTCGGGTTCACCGTTGATGGCGATCACAGATACCTGATGGGGGATTTTACCCTCACCCATAATTCGGGCAAGACGATCATGTTGTCCGCCGTCGCGGGAGAGACGATTGGCGATACCGCCGCCAAAGCCTGCGTGCTTGCGCATCGCGACGAGCTGACCAGCCAGAACCGCGACAAGTTTGCCCGGGTCAATCCGGGCCTGACCACCTCGGTGGTCGATGCCAGCACCAAGTCGTGGGTGGGTCAGGTGACCTTCGCGATGGTGCCGACCTTAGCGCGCGAGGGCAATCTCGCCGCCATGCCGAAACTCGATCT